TTGATACAAATGGTGAGGGTGAATTTAATTTCTTCTTCAAAGTAGAAAACATGAAGTTACTTGATGGTACTTATGATGTAGAGATTTCATCTAAAAATATCAGTCACTATAAGAATAAGAGTTTCGATATTGAATATTGGATTGCACTTGAGCCTGAATCAACTTACAAAGTTTAAGTTGAAAGGATTATATTATGGAAACTTTTTTGTGGGTCGAGAAATATCGACCAACTAAGATTAATGATTGTATTTTACCAGACGAATTAAAAAAGACATTTGGACAGTTTGTTGCTGATGGACATATTCCAAATATAATTTTGTCTGGAGGGCCTGGTGTAGGTAAAACTACAGTTGCAAAAGCAATGATTGATGAAATCGGTGCAACTTATATGATGATAAATGGTTCTGAAGAATCTGGTATTGATGTACTTAGAACTAAAATCAAAAACTTTGCATCTACTGTATCACTTGAGGGTGGTAGAAAGTATCTAATCATTGATGAGGCAGACTATCTAAATCCTCAATCAACTCAACCAGCACTTCGTGGGTTCATGGAAGAATTTCATAAGAACTGTGGATTTATTCTTACTTGTAACTATAAGAATAGATTGATACCACCATTGCACTCTAGATGTTCTGTCGTGGATTTTATCATACCTAATGATGATAAACCTAAACTTGCATCTAAGTTTTTTGCAAGAGTTGGAGATATTCTAAATAGTGAGAACGTAAAGTTTGAACCTAAAGCTGTTGCAGAACTTATGAACAAGTTCTTTCCAGATTGGAGAAGGGTTCTTAATGAACTACAAAGATACTCTGCATCTGGTCAGATAGATGCTGGTGTTCTCGTAAATATATCGGAGTCAAATATAAATGAACTTATGCAATCACTTAAAGACAAAGAGTTTACCAATGTTCGTAAATGGATTGTCCACAATCTTGATAATGATGCAGTTCGTATTTTTCGCCGTATTTACGATTCCCTTTATGATAATCTGGATGGTTCTACTATCCCCCATGTGGTTGTTATCCTTGCTGAATACCAATACAAAGCCGCCTTTGTATCAGACCAAGAGATAAATCTACTTGCTTGTATGACTGAAATTATGGGTCAGGCGAAGTTCAAATGAGTTATGAACTCAAGGACTATCTAAATGCAATTAACCATGAAAAGACAAATCTCATGGACACAGATGATGAGATGTGGGAAAAGAAATATCCACCTTTCATTATCAATAAATGTCTTGCACCATTTCCAGACACAATCTTTCTGGTTAATGAGATGAATAAACACCACCAACTAGATAAGAAGTTACAGTTTGACTTTTTACTAAATAGTTTACGAACAAGGAAAAGATACACTCCTTGGCTGAAGGCGAGTAAACAAAAGAATCTAGAGTATGTAAAAGAGTATTATGGATATAATAATGAAAAGGCAAAGTCTGCTCTTAAACTACTTAATGATGAACAGATAAAGACTATCAAAGATAGTTTGAACAAAGGTGGTAGAAATGGAAAGCATTAACTGGAAACCAGAGCAGATGCTAGAAGTCGAACTGAAAGAACCAGACGATTTTCTAAAGATACGAGAGACATTATCTCGTATAGGTGTTGCTTCTAGGAAAGAACGAAAACTATATCAATCATGTCATATCTTACATAAACAAGGTAAATACTTCATAGTACATTTTAAAGAGTTATTTGCACTAGATGGTAAGGATACGAATCTAAGTGAAAATGATATTGCAAGACGAAACACAATCGGTAAACTATTAGGCGATTGGGGTTTAGTAGATGTCAAAGGAACTTTAGAACCTATCGCTCCTTTAAGTCAAATTAAAATAATTGCATTTAAAGAAAAGAATGAGTGGACTCTTGAAACTAAATATAACATAGGAAAAAAACGAGAGGCCTAATATTGGAAAAGTTCAAGTCATTCATTACAGAAGAAAAAGAACAACCTTATAAAATGATTGCATTTTATAATACTGGTGAAGTTCGTAGAGATATAAAAGAACCTAACACTATGCAAATTTTAGAATTACTTAAAAAAGAGTGTTCTAAAATAGGTTGTGAATTTTATTATATAGATTTTGTTGGAACGTATATTGAAAGAAAAGACAATAAAACTTTTTTACAAGCTTTTGAAATTGATGATAAAACTGGAGAATACATTAAAATTGATGCTGGAAATCCTAAAAGTAAAAATGGAAACTACCAAAAACCAATAGAAATTAATCCAGAAAACACAATTATAATGCCTAGAGATTCTGGATTATCTTCATCATATAGTCAAAGAAATAGAAATTGGTTTGATTTAATTAATGAACTAGAACTTGATGGTTATTTTGCAATAAACTCATTGCACACTTTTGAAATATGTGCAAGTAAAAATTTGACAGATATTTACTTTAGAAGAAATAATTTAAAAAGTCCAAAAACAGTTTCAATAACTCATTCTGCTGATACAGAAAGAGCATTTGAATTATTAAATACTAAATTTCCAATAGTTCTAAAAGCATCAACAGGCACACAAACTGGAGTTGGTGTTGTAATTATTGAAAGTATGAGGAATTTAGCTGCAACAGTTGAAATGTTATTGTTATTTGATAAAAATATGCCACTTATTATACAAGAGTATATCAAAACAGATTATGATGTTCGTGCAATGGTAGTACAAGATAAAGTTGTTGGTGCAATGAAAAGAAAAGTTATTGTTGATGATTTCAGAAGTAATGTATCTCTTGGTGCCAAAGCAGAAAGTATTGAATTAACAAATTTAGAAACAGAAGAATGTATTAAAGCTGCACAAATGGTTAAAGGTCAAGTTATAGGTGTAGATTTTATACCAGCAAAAGACAGAGAAAAAGAACAACCATATTTTTTAGAGGTCAATAGTAATGCTGGATTAACTGGTATTGAAGAAGTACAGCCAGGCATTACAAACAAAATACTAAAACATTTTAAAAACAGAGAAAATTGGAGATAAAAAATGAGCTGTATTAAACATCAAATGATAGATGCATTGAGAACAAAGTATGAGGGTGATTATAAAATCGCACACTCCACACTAAACATCTATATGGACAAACCAGTTGCGATTGGCGAGCACCCACAGCACGCCGAAGAAATGGATAAACTAGTTACTGCAATGGCAGATGCACAAGATAAGATTGATATCTTAGATGCAGAGTATCCACCAGAAGTTGAGAAAGAGTTTTTAGCAGAAGATGGTAGTGATGGTCAAGGTGGAGTTATTCCACATGGCGAAAGTACAACTATTCAGTTATAGTTGACAAAAATCAAGTTCTCTGTTAGTATAAATAATATAAACTATATGTAAATGGAGAACTTGAATGTTAAGAAAGTTTGTTCGTCAACTTAGACCAACTCAAGAAAAATATGTCGCACCAATAAATAAAGTTCAATATCTTTTTGAAAGAGTTGATACGACTCTTAATGCATCAATTACTGAATTATTTCCAGCTCTTGCTTTTAACAATAAATATAGACCATCATCAGTTGAAGATTTCAAAAAGTTTTTATATACATTAAATTTAAAAACTGGAAAATCTAAAGGTTCGTTTGCTCCTAAAGATGCAAATTCTGCTCAACTAGTTCTTGATAAATTACCAACACTAGATGATAAATTTTTAAAAACTAAGATAGAAAATGCAATAGGTATTACTAATTATCTATACAACCTTGATAGAACAAAACCTATTAAAAATGTTATATGGGGATATAGAGCAAAACCTAAAGGTGTTCCAAATAACCATGCTGGAGATATATTTGTTGAATTTAAAAATAAAGAAATAATAGGTGTCAGTCTTAAAGCTGGAACAGCAAAATCAAAAGAACCACTAAAAAATACTTATGTTGGAACTCAATATAAAGCACTTAAAGTAGATACTTCTAAATTAGAGTCTGATTTGTGGGATAGAGTTTACTCTAAAGTGCCTGGAGTTAAACAAGTTGCAAATAAAACAAACTTTGTTAAAAATAAAGAGGTTACTAGAGCTTATGTTGATTATTATGTAGAAGACGAAGATGGTGCAAATAAACTTTATAATGAGATGTTAGTTGTTGCTAGAGAACATTTTTGTGATGTTCTCAATAATTTAAAAAAAGAAGAATTTATAGATTGGGTTCAAAATACATTTAACTTACAAAGAAAAGAAGAAAAAGTTCCTCTTATAATGGTTAAGGCTGTTGGTATGACGGCAGAACAAAAAGGTGATGATATTGTTGATATGATACCATTAATAACTAAACATTATGCATATTTAAATAATACCTCTGTACAAGAGTATTTAATTGATATACACTCACCTAGTGATAAGAAAACATTAAAGATGACTATTCGTTCTGATTCTGGTGTAAGACCAGAAAAGGGAACTTCTGGACAAGGTAGACTAGGACAGTATCTACAATTGAAAATGCAATACAGCGGAGTACAAGGATGATTAGTTTTAAACAATTAAACGAAAATAAAGCTGGAAAGAATTTACATCTAGAACACATTGAAGATGAAATCATCAATAATGGTGTGCCAGGTGGTAGAGCTGCAATTAACTTCCTACAATCTCTTAGAGATATGTTAGCAGGAAATGCTCGTTCCAGTATTAATATGACAGTCAAATGGGATGGTGCTCCAGCAATCTTTGCTGGTATTGACCCATCAGATGGTAAGTTCTTTGTTGCAAAGAAGTCGGTATTCAACATCAACCCAAAACTGTATAAGACAGCAAAGGAGATAGATGATGACCTCAAAGGAGCACTTGTCGAAAAATTCAAAGTCGCACTCGCAGAGTTCTCGAAACTCGGAATCAAGTCCGTTATACAAGGCGACCTTATGTTCACAAATGATGTGGAGTCAACCACAATCGAAGGTACTAAGTACTACACTTTTCAGCCTAATACAATTGTCTATGCTGTGCCTGTTGATAGTGATCTTGGTAGGGTTATAGGAAAAGCGAAAGTTGGTATTGTATGGCACACAACATATTCTGGAAGTAAACTAGAAGACATGACTGCATCTTTTGGTGTTGATATATCTGGTCTAAAGAAAACTCCAAGTATATGGATGGATGATGCAACTTATAAAGATGCATCTGGTACTGCAACATTTAATGCAAAAGAAACTGCTGTTGTTACTGGTCTACTTTCACAAACTGGTACAGTATTCCAAAAAATAAATGCACCTATGTTAACTAAGTTTATGAAACTACAAGAAAGTATGCAAGGTGCAATTGTTGGTGCTAAACTCTCAACATATAACAATAGTAAAGTTCGTCAAGGAGAAAAGATTAGTAATCCTAAAGCTCATGCAAAGGGTTATGAAAAGTGGGTTGAACAATCTATTCAGAAACAAATAGATAAAGCAAAAAGTGATAAAGGTAAAGATAAATATAAAAACATACAGAAAGAGTATGTACGAGAAGTAAAGAAACACACTAACAACTTAACTAATATTATTACGTTCCAAAACCTATTAGTTGATGCAAAAATGCAAATTGTAAAAAAACTAAATAGTGTTAAGGGTTTGACTGATACGTTCATCAAAACCTCAAATGGATTTAAAGTAACTAACCCAGAGGGTTATGTTGCTATTGATAGAGTAAGTGGTGGTGCTGTTAAACTAGTGGACAGAATGGAGTTCTCGTTTAACAACTTTACTGCGATCAAGGCATGGGATAAATGATAACATTTTTAGAACTATACTCTAATTTAGATGAGTTAAAAAAAGTCAATCTTGCACAAAGACGAAAACAAGCTATTCGTATGAAAAGAATGGCAAAATCTTCTGTGTTTAAAACTAAAGTTGCAAAGTCTAAATTGAGAATTGCCTCTCCAGAAAAAATCAAAGTTAAAGCTGCAAAACTAGCAAAACAAAAAGTTTTGGACAAATTTTATCCAAGATACAAAGAAATGCCTATTGCACAAAGAGTTAAAATCGACCAAATTGTTTCTCAAAAATATAGTGGTATGATTAATAAGATTGCAACAAAAGCTGCATTGACTGTAAAAAAAGGAGAATTTGAAAAAGTAAAGAAAGCAAAGGAGGCAAAATCCAATGCTTAAAATTCAACAGATAAATGAAAAGGCTGGTGATACAGCAATCTTTACTTTCGGTAGATTCAATCCACCTACAACTGGACATGAAAAACTCATAGATGCACTTGCAAGAGAACAGTCTAAGAATAGTGGTTCTAAAATGTATGTGTTTCCATCACAATCACAGAATCCAAAGAAAGACCCATTACCATTTGCACTCAAAGTTGCATATATGAGAAAGATGTTTCCAAAGTATGCAAAGAACATTATGGCAAATAAGAAAATCAGAATGGTATTTGATATTGCAGTTGACTTACATAACAAAGGTCATAGGTCTATTGTTATGGTTGTTGGTTCTGATAGAGTTGCAGAGTTTGATGGTTTACTCAACAAATACAATGGTGTCAATGGTAGACATGGATACTATGGATTTGATAATATAGAAGTTGTATCTGCTGGAGAAAGTGACCCAGATGCAGAAGGTGTATCTGGTATGTCTGCATCAAAGATGAGAGCTGCAGCAGCAGATGGTGATTTTGATTCATTTAAAACTGGTGTTCCATCTGGTTTCAAAGATGCACTTAAACTATACAATGATGTTCGTAAAAATATGGGTATTCGTGAAGAACGTGATATGGGAGAGATGACAGACTTTGAAACACTCAGAGATATGTATCTCACAGGTAAACTATGGAACGTGGGTGACATAGTTGAAGCAAAAGGTGTAAGTGGTAAAGTAATAAACAAAGGTACAAACTATCTATCATTTGTAGATGAGAATAACAAAGTACATAAAACTTGGTTATATGATATTGTAGAAAGAGATTACAAGAAAGAGTATGCAAACTATCAAGGAACTCCAGAACAGATTGCAAGACGTTCTTCTAGAAACAAAGCTCGTAGAGTTATGGGTGATAAAGTAGTTAAGGGTATGGATGTAGGACATAAGGATAATAATCCTATGAACAATGACCCAAGTAATCTTAGAAATGAAGACCCATCAGTTAATCGTAGAGAACCTAGACTTAGAGAAGTCAAACAAGACAAAGATATTAAAAGTAGAGATGGTACACAACCAGCAAAATATTATGCAAAAGATACTGAAGGGGATGAAATGTCTCAAGCAACTAAAAAGAAACGTGATTCTCATTTCAAAGCAAAGAAAGCTGGTCCTGCACCCGGTGACTCTGGCGCTGAAACTAAACCATCAAAACACACTAAAAAATTTAAACGGATGTATGGTGAGAAACTAGGTAAAGATGCAGAACATGGGGATTACATTGATGATTTCCAAAAGTCAGATGCACCACAGTTTAAAGGTAAGTCAAAAGAAAAAAGAAAAGATATGGCAATCGCTGCATATCTAGACAAGAATGAATCTCTACTTGATAAAGTTAATATATTGTTAAGTGAAGATGGACATACTGATGTTGCATCTATGAAAAATAAAGTTCAAGTTGCAATGAAGGCACTTCAGAAGATGCAGAGTGAACTTGGAAAACTTGGTGATGAAGATGATTTACCTACATGGTGGACAAACAAAGTTTCAACTGCTGTATCTAGACTTGATGATATGTCTGATTATCTTGATGCACAAGTGGAGGAGTTACAAATGGAATTTTATCACTTAGACGAAAAGATTGAGGGTCTTGTAACCAAAGCAAAGAAGTCTGGTATGCCTTATGGTATTCTGAAGAAAGTGTATGACAGAGGAATGGCTGCATA